ATTTAATAAAGAGGCTGAAAGAACGTATAGAGTGTTTATGATTGGTGATCGAAAATGTTTAATAATCAGACATTATATTGAAGATATACAGTTTTATGCTAGTGAAGATCCAAATGCTAAGTTAGTCTTATTGTGTAACGGAGAGAATGAGGTACCTTTGCCTATAACGTGTGTAGATGAATTTTCCGTACTGGAGGATCAACGTGAAGATGATTTTGATGATAGTCGAGAGGGTACAGGATATGTTTTGTATAATGGTTTGTGTGTTGTAGAGTTACCTAAAACAGTAAAACAATTTAAGAATATGATTAAACATTTTGTTACTTCTAAGGATGAATTAAGAATGTCGTCGTCTGGTGTCGTAGTTCAGCCAGCAATTGGACCGGGTAGTACTGGAAATATTCTTAAGATGCAAGCAGTAAACTTTACAGCTTTTGATGGGTTAGTAGTTAATGCATCAGGTACAACGTCTAGTGTAGTTATAGATAGGTGTTGGTCTTATAAAGGAGTTCTAGGTTTAGGTGTATGTGGTAGTTTATTATTAAATGCGGATTCGGGAAAAATTATAGGTATGCACACTGCGGGATCCCCAAAACACGATCTTGGGTTTGCCGAACGATTAATATTAGAAGAATGGAAAGACGTGGAAGATAGTATGGAAATGGAAGTTTATCAACCTAACTTGGAGCCTATTACTCTAGATGATCACACATTAGATGGATCGGTATTTGTTTTGGGTAAAGTGCCTAAAATATATGCCCAGCAGAATTCTGGAAAAACAAGAATTAAAAAGAGTGTAATTCATGGAGAATTTGATGTTAAAACTTTTCCAGCACCATTAGATCCATATGATGATAGATTACCACCCGGTAGTTCTCCTTTATATGATGGGGTTGCTATTCATGGTCATCCCCCAATAGAATTTCCACCGGAGGTTGTGAAGTTAGCTTGTGATGATTATGAAAATTTATTAATAGCGAAGTGTAAACCTATCAGGCCTGTTTCGATTTTATCAGTTGAAGAAGCAATAGTGGGCAATCCTCTTATAGGATTGGAATCATTACCAATGGATACGAGTGAAGGTTTTCCCTTATCAAAGATGCGTCCACGTGGATGTGTTGGTAAAGGATGGTTGTTTGATATTAAAAAGGACGATAAAGGAAATGTTCAATCTTTACAAATCCATCCCGAATTGGAGAAGATTATGAGAGTTAAAGATGCTATGAGGAAGAAGAAGATTAAACCTTTTACAGTGTTTACAGATTGCTTGAAGGATGAGACTCTCCCGGAAAAGAAATGTAAGAAGAAAGGAGGCACTAGAATATTTTCTATGTCGCCTGTAGACTTTACCATTCAGTCAAGACAAGTTTTTGGAGATTTTATTTTGGCTCATAATCATAATAGAATGGATCTTGAGCATGCTACAGGAGTTAACCCTTACTCAGAGGAATGGACGCATATGTTAAAGAATTTACAACGTAAAGGTAAGAAGATAGTAGCTGGAGATCATAGTAAGTTTGGTCCAAGAGCGCAGACAATAGTTGGTCATGGGTTGATACAGGTTATTAAGAACTGGTATAAATTTTATGGAGCGTCAGAAGAACATTTGTTGTTGATAGAGATGATGGGTGCTGAATTGCTAAATGCAGTTCATTTAGTTTACGATATTTTGTATCAGGT